TAAAAATTCTTTGTTATTTACGTAATGTTCTTTTTTTGCTTTACTCATGTTCTTAATATATCACCTTTCATCATAATTGTCAATGTTTTAAGCTATTAGAATTAATTATATTTAACCTCATTTCAGGGTTGACTTTCTCAGACTTTTTTGATATACTGAGCGTGTTGAGCGATGACAGAGAATAGAGTCTATTAGTGTACAGTCTTCTTAGGAATAAAATCATCATCTTCAAGTTCATCAAATATTTCATTAACTCTATCGTTATCTTCATCACTTAATCTTTCCCGGGAGAATGCCACCGGCTTCTCTTTCTTAGCTAAAGGTTCAGAATTATCATAAGTAACAATCACATGATTATAACTCTTACTCATATCTGGATTAGCATTTACAATAGTTAATATCTTATCTTTTGGAATAGTTAAAATAGAGTCTCTTGTATATGGGCTCCATTTGATTAAAGCTACATAGTCTTTTAAACCTTGAGGAGTAAATTGAGGTATATACTTTACCTGTAAAGGTTTATTTAACCTTAACATAGGAGACTTCTCACCAAGTTGTTCAGCTGGTAATGAACAAACTATATCATCACCATTTATCAACTTAATAATTTTAATCGGACTTGGTGTTATCTTTTGTACCATTGGTTAACTCCACATTATGAATTTCGTAATCGAAATCCTCGCTATTGTATATATTTATTCTTTCCTTAAAGTGATGTAGTGTGTAATTCGCTTTACCTTTGTATGAAATATCATCAGCTATATCATATAAAGTGGCTGCACTGTTATCATCTTTTAATCTTAATCCTCTACCAATACTTTGTAAGTTTCTTATCCTAGATTTACTAGGACTAGCAAAAATAATGTTATGCAAGTTCCGTATATTAATGCCTGTAGAGAAAGTCCCATAACTTGCAACGATAATAGCGTTGTCAGATTTCTCGGTAATTTCTCTAATCTTTTCTCGTTGTTCTGTGTCAACTCCTCCATGAACATAGAAGACTTGTTTGTCTGTTGCTCGTTCTCGTATAGTTTCATATAAGTTCTTTCCGTGTTTTTCTACATATTGAAATAAACATAGTGTGTTTCCATTTAGTGAAGTCGCCAAGTTTCTTATATACTTATTTCTTTTTTCATTTGACACCAAATAGTCCATTTCTTCCTGGTAAGATTTCTCTTTTAAAAAATGACGAGCTGTTTGATCGTGTTGTAATACTAAACACATAATTTTTAAATCAGCTAGTTTACCTGTTTCTATTAATTCACTTGTAGATACTACTTTATTAACAGCACCAAACAATCCTTCTAATACTAACTTGTGAGTTTTACTACCATCTAAGGTACCGGTAAGACCAACTCTATATTTACATTTTTCTAATTTAGTCATAAGTTTAGTTAATGACATTGCTTTAAACAAGTGAGCTTCATCACCAATAATCATACCAAACTGATTAAACCATTTCTTAGGTAAATTGTAAACTGATTGCCAAGTAGATATAATAACTCTTTTATTAGTTTCTTTTTCATGGCCTTGATATATTCTATGTACGTTTCTTTCACTATTATAACCATAGTCTATAAAGTCCTTAAATAACTGCTCTACAAGCGATGTAGTGGGCACTATAATCAGGATCTTGTCTTGTTTAGTATCTTTCAGTCGTAATAAATTAAAGATCACCATGAGGTAGATTATGAGAGATTTACCGGAGGCTGTAGGAGATACTAATAGACATCTATCTTTTTCAACAGAATATTTAAAAGCTTCTCTTTGATAATCTCTAACTTCGTGTGGTAGTTTAAGCGCTTTGATTAAGTCGTCTACCTTCTTGTCATCTACTTTGTTGTGTTTTATTTTAGTTCCATCAACAACGTGTACATCATTATCTTTACACCAATTAATAATATAAGGATACAATCCAGCATATATTTGACCAGTTGCATATGTGAATAAACGTATCTTACCGTCCCATTGGCGGTTTCGAAAATTAGGCATAAACTTATAACCAGGAACTTCGAAAGTAAAAAATTGACCTAGCTCTCGTCTAATATCAGCATCAGCTTCTATTTTAAGATAAACTTCATTTACTTTATCTATTATTAAATATCTAGTTACTGTCATTACACTTATCAAAATGCCATCTTTTCATATTTGCTAAATTACCTATAACACTACAATGAGGACACTTTATTTTCTTTTGATTGATTTTTGATATTCTTTTACTTCTTTCTTTTCTCTCTTGTTCCGTAAAACCTAATTTTTCTACAGTATTTACTTTCCATTTATCTTTATAATTAGGATGCTCTTTTCTCCATTCTATCCAATATTCTTTTCTTGCTTTAGCTATCTTTGGTGCTTTTTTACCTGTATTCCAAGGTAATTGGCCTTTTTTGAAACTTGTAGATGTTACGCCACCATAACCACCGTTTGTAATGTTTAGTCTTTCTTTCTTTGATAATTGAGATATGTAATAAGGTTCTCTTTCCTTTAACATATGTACATCATCATTCCCTCTTTCAAGTTCTTCAACTATAAAGTTATCTTCGTTATATTTTCTAATTGAATTGTATAGATATGATTTATCACCTCGTTTGGCACATTGACAATGTACCTTAAACCGATCTTTGGCTGTTTTTTTAGTCCAACCAATATACTTCTGGTTTGTGATTGTATTTGTTATTTGATAAATCAAAGAGGCCATACTATTATTTATAATATCCCAATCTTTTATATTAAATGACTATATTTGGGATAATTAAATAGCGCCACTAGTAAATTTTCTCCAGTCAATAGCATTTTTTATTTGAAAACCACGCATTGATATTTGTCTAAGGGTTCTATCTAAAAAATCTACAACTGTTTCTATGTATTCTACCTTTTGCTTATATTTTACTAGTTCAGGATCAGCGTCCAGATACTTGTCAACATCTGTTTTTAATAATTTTAAACTAAAGGGGTTTTGTGTATATACTTCCGCTGGTGCCTTACCCGTATAGTATTCCCACTTTCGTTTTCTTTGTGTATGATATTCTACGTGTGCTTTACTTAACAATAATTTAAACTTTGTTAAGTGTTTTAAAAATTCGTTATGTACTTGAGGTGTCCTTAATGATTCTAAATCTAACTCTGTATCGTTAATCTTTAGTTTCTTATCAGCCAAATCTTGTAATTGTTCTAAATCCATAATCACTCCATAATATATAGTACACCACTAAAAACTTATTTTTAAGTTTAAGATGATGTTACTGTTGTTGTTGATGACCCTACATTAGCAAAGTCATATATTAAATAACTAAATGATACTGTCGCTGTTAGATAATCCACATCAGCCGCTTGTTGGTTATATTGTAAACCAGTTACGCCTGTCGGATATAAGTCTCTAAATCTTATTTCAACTTGTGCATTATTTTTACTTGACAATACAGTTAAAGTAGCGTCAGATAGTGTTGGACCAGCATCTGCTGCAGCATACTTTGACCTTCCAGCTTCACTTGAAACGTTTGATGTATTTCTATTTGGAAATCTATCACTACCAGCTCTAAGTAAATTTTGAAACTCTTTATGATCTCTAGGAAATCCTAAACCAACTAACCATCCATGTATCTCTTGGAAGTTCTCTAAATTTTCATCAACCAAAAAAGTCATCTGTAATGGTTCATAAGTTAAACTATCACCAGGTATAGGAACTCTTTTTAGTGATGTTGCTTGTGTGGTTTCACCTAAGTTGACACCAGGTACATTAACTGCTGTACAAAAGTATTCTACTTTAGGCAGTTTTGATATACTAAATTTAAACTGAGTAGGACTAGCATAATCTAATTTCGTAGGTTGTCTAGTAAAAGAGTTTGTAATTGTCATATTACTATTTAGTAGTGTTCTTATCTACTTCATTCCAATCTTTTTCGTTAGCTTCTTTCTCTAACTTTTTTTCGTTTGGGGTTAAAACAATTTCTTTTTGTTCTACTTTTTTAATCTTTTCTTCTAATTCTACTAGTGGATTAGGTTCATTATTACTTAAAATAAGAGTTACACTCAATAGTAAAAGAACTGTTAGAAATATGTAGAGGTATTGTTTTAGTATTTTCTTCATAGTAGTATTTATAAGGTATAAAAAAGGCATAAAAAAGGCGACCCGAAAGCCGCCTCTTTTAATATGTTACAAAAGTAACAAGTTGCTTACATCAAATTGGCAACCTGTACACGTCTGTAATATTGGTTAGCATTAGCAGCACCGTCTGTTGATACAGACCCTGCAGCTTCAGCAAATGGGTTAGCCACTAAACCGTATCTAGTTTTGAAACCAATTTTCGGTTGGAAAGTGTCTTGACCAACTGCTCTAACCATTTGTAGAGGTACATATGGACAATAGAATAATCCAGCGTCATATGGTGATGTACCTTTGTATCCAACTACAAAATACTGCTTCGCAGTAGCATTTGCACTGTATGGATCAATGTACACTTTAAATCTACCGTTAAGAACACCAGCAAAAGTATTACCAGTATCGTCAACGCTTAGGTTATTATTTAAAGCAGGAGCGTAATCTAATACGCCAGCCATTTGTAATGCAGAAGCAACATCAGAAGAACAGATAATCATGTTACCTTTTCCTCTTCTTGTTTGTTGTGCAATTACGTTTGCTTCTCTCTCTAGTTGGAACATTAGTCCTTTGAATCTCTCAACAGACCATCTACCATTAGAGTCAGTATCTAAATCAAAGATACCAGCAGTAGTTGTGTTAGTTTGAGCACCAGGCTTAGCATTGATGTAAACAGTTCTAACAACTTCTCTGTTGATTTCCGAAAGGATTTCAGCAGAAAGAATGTTTGCTAGTTCTGATTCAGCATCTAGACCATGAATTGCTTTTAAGTCTTGAGCAAGTTCCATAGTGTATTCAGCTTTAAGAGCTCTTGATTTAGCAGTTACTGTTGCTTTCTCAATTGAGAATGACATTTCAGCAAATGCATTTGCACCAGCGTCTCCAAGGGCTTCAGCAGTAGCTGTTGCCATTGCAGTTCCTTTTGTGAAAGAACCAGCTGGGCTATCGTTTAACACAGCAGGATTAGTACCAGCGTGACCGCCAGATTCTTGTCCTGTAGTAGAATCACCAGCAGCATTTCTAGCTGAAAAATCTGTATCAGCTTCGTTAAATAGTGCTTCTGATCCACTTGCGTTAGTGTATCTGCTTCTCATTGCAAAGATAAGTCCAGTTGGACCAGTCATTGGCTGTACGCCAGCGATATCGTATGCAATCAAGTTAGGCATTGCTCTTCTAACAAGCGAAATTAAAATTGGATCCCAATTTGCTGTTCCCGCTGATGAGTTAGTTGGCGCT